CGATACTATCGAAGCGATTTATTACGACCTTCAAATGCCGATTCTCATCGGCGTCCTGTATTTCATCTTCCAGATGCCTGTTTTCCGCGCACAACTTCTCCACTTCCTGCCATCCTTATTCGGGGAAGACGGAAATTTCAAAATCGTCGGTCTTACTGCGACGAGTGCGATGTTCGCAGGCACATTCTTCGTGATTATGAAGGTTTTCAATAAACTGGGGGAGGGACTGAGGAATGCGAACTAATGTCAATATTATCCTACTTTCGCGTATTCCGTGCCTTCCGCGTCTTTTTCGCAACCGTATTCGCCCCTTTCGCACCAGCATTCTCATATGGAACATACCGCAAGAACCATTCCTCGAATTCACGTGAGTCACGCTTCCCCTTCAACTCCTCGTATTTCGCAGTCTTCTCGAACCGCATTGACTCCAACGTCGGCTGTTTTCCGTAACAATTGATACTAAAACGCCGTAATAAACCGCTTTGTTTAAGGCGGTTGTGTTGCTGAACATCGAAGAGGAACTGCGACATACAAAGAATACGATTGATGTCGTAATAAACGCGGTCGGCGTAAATAAATGCGAGATAAAAGCTCAACATCGTATCGATGGTCGCAATACGAATGGATTCTCCGCTGCCGTCCAATCGGATTGTATTATAACTGTGACATGCGAGAGGTTTGTATAAAAACGCGATGACTTCATCGCCAACGCGAATATCGTAATGCTCGGAAATCACCTCGCCAATGCCTGCGTGTTTCGTATATTTCACGCCGGTGTATTTATGCGCAGTCAGCTCTCGGACAACTTCTTCACAAAGCTCACGCGGGTTTTCCGAGAGAATATCAAAGTCTGGGATTTCTTGGACGATGCGGCGCTGGTGTTTGGGCATATACCGCGAGTATAGAATATTGGCATACCCACCGAAGAACACAGCGCGGTTTTTAATGAAGACACGACGAACAATATTATAAATATCGGTTTCCGCGAGTTCTTTCTCTCCGTGGTCTTCATGGTCATCGTGATTCGGTGTCGGCTTCGACCTCGGTGTCGGCGTCGCTTCTGCGTCCAATTCTCTCGCCTTCATCGAATATAATACATACTCGTCGTCTTTGCCAAACAATCTCTCGTAACGCGCGATTAAACGGTATCGGTGGGTTAGTTTATCTTCTTCGACTGTGTATTTAAAATCACCAATAGTCTCTTCATGCGATTTTACTGCGTGATATAAGTGCTTCATATACACATCCAACCCTTTGTATTTCTTCATGATGGTCCGTATTGCTTCACGCTTACGCGCCTTTATGCTCGCACCGCCGCCGCCGCCGCCCCGTTTCATAGTGCGTGTTCGCGTATGCGTGCGTGAGCGTGACGGCGTCCGAGTCCGAGTCCGAGTGTGTGACGGCGTGGCCGTGGCCGTCGGCGTGCTCCTTTTTCTTGAAATACTAATTTCACCCGTCTTCGACGCACTTGTCGCACCATCAAATCCCCGCTGGTATTCGATTTTGTCACAATGATAGCCCTTAAGAGGATAATGCGTATTCAATAATGTAAGGCGTTTTTGAACCTTCTCCCAACGCGAGACATCGCCATCTGGACGCGAGAGTTCGAGATACATCGCCATACGAAGAAAGTCAGGTGGAGCGTAAGATATCCCTTTTTTAATAATGGCATCTCGAGAGATTGCTTTGAATAACGCGGGTTCCATCTGCGTAATATCGGCGATACCTGTGAAATTGACGAAGACTTTATAGGTTCCATGATGAACACCAGATTTTGCTTCAACGTCTTCGTAGCCGGCCTTATAATAAATATCCGCGAGTTCTTTCGCATGGTCGAGAGCCTTGTCGGAGTAAAAATCATAATCGGGCAATTCGAGGTCTTTATTGTAAAACTGCGCGTCTTCGGGAAGAATATTGTTGATGGCCGTGCCTCCATAACATACGAGTTTTTTATCTGCAATGAATTTCTCGACGATGGAGATGATTTCTTGGACTTTGGGGTCTTGGATGACAGCCGCACCCTTCCGCTTTTCAACTAAATCGACGGCTTCGCGGAGGATTTCGAGTTCTTTTTCTTCAAAGGACATTTTCTTGTCGTCGCTATCACGCGAACCACCGCCGCCGCTGTACACTGCTGCCATTAAATTCTACTACAATAGGATTAGAATTTAATTCATATCTATTTTATTCTTTACAAGGTAATCTTGACACCTCCCGCAGCCTCCGCGGGTCGAGCCTCCATTGATGCTTTCGGGTTGGGGGGTGCCGGAGGCGCAATCGTAATCGGAACATAACGCAAGTCCTCTGGCTTAAGTATGAACGCATACCCCACCGACGCAAACTTATCTTCGTATGCTTTTAGCTTCTCATCCCGCGCCTCTTCCTGAAAACACATGGCCGCAATCTGACACCCCCATGTGTAAGGACCGTTATGCCCATCGTTGATAGGGCGACCGCCTTTATCTGGCATAACCAAGCACATATTTTTCTTATTCGCATCCTTGAACGCCTGCGGGTCGCCCACATTTTTCACGCCAAAGTAAGTGTATTTCGAGAGAAACATCGTATTCGAACTCATATTGATAAGTTCAAACAGATTTGTATTTCGATATACTTGGTTGGTTCCATCCACCATGAGAATGATTTTACCCTTGAAGTCCAAGAGGGATTCGTTGCCTAAATCCTTGGACTGATATTCGCGCCCATATTTCGGGCCTAATAAATTACGCGCCATTGTCTTGCTTTGAGAGATAATCTTTGCGAGTTTGTCATACATGGTGACATTACGCGACATCATCCGCATATGAATAATGAAAGGGTCGCCTGGATTGGGGCATTTCGACCCAGAAAACGCGTAGCTTCCTAGCACTTCAAATGCGTCACTCACAGGAATGTGATTGTATGTCTCCTTGTAATTAAATGAATTGACTGAGGAAGAAGCGATAACTGGTTCATTCTCCACCGAGAACACTTCGAAGTCGATGAAGCGACAACCACGCGCGATGACGTATAACAACGCATCCATGCTTACGGTAGAGTTCTTGAATTTGTCAGGATTGAATGCGTTGTATGCGGATTTGATATAATAATCACGTAACTTGAACTTGCTCTGACTGTCCTGTGGATTGATGGAGGTAATATTTTTTTCGATGAATGCCTTCGTATTTTCATCGGGGTTTTCGAGGCCTTCTTTTACGGCGTTGATTGGCTTGTCGGTGGTAGGAGCAGCAACGGGGGGTGGAGGCGCGGAGGACGAGGACGAGGACGAGGACGAGGACGAGGACGATGACGCGGATGATGACGATGACGAGGACCCCGTAAATCTATCCAATGATGTAGCCGCCTTTTTTCGTTGATGGACTGTCATTTCCCCCTCGGTTGTATCGACAGTAAAATTCTCTGTTGTCAATTCGGGTGTGTTAGTCGAAAACATGTCAATGTTATTCTTTTTGAGCAGATTGGTGAGTTGTGACATAAGTTCGGGCTCGGTTGTTGGTGCGGGTGCCGACGACGACGACGCCGACGCCCGAAATCCCTCTTTGATTCTTCTCTCATAACACCGCGTTTTAATCATTTCAGATATCTTCCATGTTGCGAAAACCACAATAATAATGCCTATAAATATGAATTCCACCTGATTTTCTTTCATTCCTCTTACTATATATAATAAAATAATAGAATAATAGATTTTTATATAAAGTTATATACAACATAACAATAGGCTCGCGTAATATACTAAATGACCGGTGGTTTATTGAATTTGGTCGCTACAGGCAATCAGAATGTTATTCTCAACGGCAACCCCAAAAAGTCATTTTTCAAAAGCACATATCTTAAATATACGAATTTCGGTCTTCAAAAGTTTAGAGTTGATTTCGACGGTCAGAAAAAGCTGCGTATGACCGAAGAGTCCAAATTCACGTTTTATATCCCGAGATACGCGGAATTATTGATGGATACGTATATATGTGTGACGCTGCCGTCAATTTGGAGCCCGATTCATCCACCCGCCCGCACACAAGACATGTGGGCGCCATATGAGTTTCGTTGGATTGAAAACCTTGGCACTCAGCTCGTAAAGGAAATCGTGATTTCTGTCGGCGGCATGACTCTCCAGCGTTTCACCGGCCACAATCTGATGGCGATTATGGAGCGTGACTTGGATGCATCCAAGCGCGAGTTATACAACCAAATGACCGGTCATGTGCCCGAGTTATACAATCCAGGTTGTTCGGGCGCGCGCTTGAACCAATACCCGAATGCCTATCGCACATCGAATGTCGCTGGCGCAGAACCCTCTATCCGCGGGCGTAAAATATACATCCCTATTAATGCGTGGTTCACGCTATCATCGAAAATGGCGTTTCCCCTTGTGTGTCTTCAATATAATCAACTTCAAATCGATGTTACGCTACGACCCGTCAAGGAGTTATTCACCATTCGTGATGTGGGCGACCCTGATAATTATTGGCCAGTTGTTCAACCCGACTTCACGAACCCCCTTCACCAGATGTGGCGATTTTTATACCCTCCACCCAGTATTGATTTAACACTGGATTCTTATCCGAGTCTGCGAACCGACTGGAATGCGGATGTTCATTTGATGGCGACGTATTGTTTTCTCTCAGATGAAGAATCGAAAGTCTTCGCCGCCAACCAGCAAAAATATCTCATCAAGTCGTATTATGATTGGGTGTTCAACGATGTAACCGGGAATAAGAAACTCAAAATCGAGAATTCGATGGGAATGGTGTCGTCATGGACGATGTTTTTCCAGCGCAGCGATGTCAATCTCCGGAATGAATGGAGCAATTATACGAATTGGCCGTATAACTACCTCCCCTATGATATTATCCCCGCACCCATCGACGACGACTGGCGTCCTAGCGCTTTTAGTGAAGACATTCGAATGACGACGGACTTATCCGCCAATCTGAATCCGGCTTTCGCGAATGACCGCTACTTTTTCGATAAGAACGGCCCGAAAAACGGCATCGGACCAGGAATCAACCCGCGCGATAAACGTCTCACTGGACTCCATATTACTGGCGATTTTCAATCGGAGAACGAGCGCGATATTTTACAAATGTTGGGGATTTCACTTAACGGCAAATACCGCGAGAATCTGCTGGATGCGGGAGTCTATAACTACGTGGAAAAATACACGCGCACCCGCGGAAGCGCAAAACCGGGGATATATTGTTACAATTTTTGCCTGAATTCCGACCCGTTTGACCTTCAGCCAAGCGGCGCCATCAATATGAGCAAGTTCAACCAGATTGAGCTAGAACTCGCGACGATTTATCCGCCGTTGGACAATGCCGCGGAGGTGAAAGTGATTTGTAATCCGAATACTCGAGAGATTATTGGAATGAATAAGCCGAATGTAAATATTTACTTGTATAATTATGACATGCATATTCTGGAAGAGCGGTATAATGTCCTTACATTTGTATCAGGCAATTGCGGACTGATGTATGCGCGATGATTTCGATGTTTCAGAAACGTTATAATAATCTTTGGTATATATAACTTACCAAAATGGCGGATGACGAAGAAGAACGACCCGATGACGCCAACGGCGAAGAAGCCGACGGTGAAGAAGCCGACGGTGAAGAAGAAGGAACGTTTAGCAAAGTAGGCGGGATGTTTGGAGGTGATAAGAATGAAGAGGACACATCGAAAAAAAAAGAAGGCGCGGCACCGACCGCGAAAGTGAAGCCGAAATCGTTATTCGACTTAGCAGCACTTAAAGAATTCGGACTCAGCGTTTTAACACTATTTATTGAGACGGTGATTATTTCGGTGATTTGTGTGAATATCATGTTTTTTGCAGCGCCGGAAAGCATCAAAGACAATCACATCAATTTGAATAAACTATTTCCCATCGACCGCCACGAATGGCCGTATTGCTATACGAATGAATACACAAGTTGCGATGCTGATTGCGATGATAAGTTCGGCGGCATCGCGGATGACCCCAAAATCGAAACCGCCAAAAAAATATACCTGAAAGCCGCGATTCTTCTTGATACATACGTCTTTAAATGGTTCTGTTTGACAAAAGAAGACGTGGATATGGTGAATGACAGCGTGGAAGAGGGCGTTACGAAAGTAAATCTGTTGAACTGGGATTTTATTAAGGCGCGATTTAAGCAGTGGATTAATAACGCATTCATTTTTTCATTTTCGTCCGACCGCGCGATGTTGTCCTATATTTTTGAACAGATTACACGTATTTCAAACGCGATTCCAGCGGAATTATATGATGCTGTATCACCACTTCTGATTATTTTTATTCCATTTGTCTTTTTGTTGATTGTTGGATTTATGTTGATGGGTGGTCCATTTTTTACAACAGTCATTGGCATGATTGTAAATCAAACTGACCATCGTAAGGAATTCATCGGTGGTTCATTATGGTCGCTATTTACGGGGTTCGGTATGGGTATATTTCCGGTGATTGCGTATTTTGTTCAACTAATACAATTTATTGGAACATTGATAATATATCCACTTCTTCATTGGGACCAATATCGCGAATTATATGCTCGTTACGTGCCTATCATCTTCTTCTTCTTTAACTTGACGTTGATGTTTTACGCATTTGAGTATTTGGATATTAATGTTGCGGCGATTGTGATATTGATGTTGCTTATGTTGTATTTAACACATTACTGGCAAGGTATTATGGACTTTTTTAATTCGATTAAGAACTGGGGTGGATAACGAATCGACACGAACGTGATTATGTTGATGGGCGCATAAACAACATAAATAATATCGTATAAGAGCTATTATATCCAAATTTATACGATATGGGTGGAAAGAATAAAGCAGCAGCAGCATCGGCAGCATCCGTGCCCGGCATCGAAAAATCAAGCCCAGAATATTTCAAAAAATACCCATTTGTCAGTGTATGCACACCCACATTTAATCGTCGGCCTTTTATTCACGCGATGATTGCGTGTTTCAACGCACAAGATTATCCACAAGACCGTATGGAATGGATTATTATTGATGACGGAACAGACCCTATCGAAGACCTTGTAGCATCGCATCCTCGCGTAAAGTATTTCAAATATGATACTAAAATGACGCTGGGGCGAAAGCGGAATTTGCTTCATGAAAAGTCGCGCGGTGAAATATTGGTCTATATGGATGACGATGATTATTATCCACCAAAACGCGTTTCGCATGCGGTCGAAATGTTAGTATCTCATCCAGACGCATTATGCGCGGGGTCAAGTGAGATTTACATCTATTTCAAACATATCAAACAAATGAAACGGTTTGGACCTTATGGACCGAATCACGCGACAGCGGGAACATTCGCATTTAAACGTAAATTAATCAAGAACAATCGTTACAACGATGATGCGTGCTTGGCAGAGGAGCGTGCGTTTTTGAAAGATTATACAGTCCCTTTTGTTCAACTCGACCCGATGAAAGTGATTCTGGTATTTTCGCATGAACATAACACATTCGATAAACGCAAGCTGCTTATAAATGCCAATCCGGATGTGGTGCGAGATTCACCGAAGAAGGTGATGGATTTCATCAAAGATAACGACCTTCGGCGGTTTTATATGAATGAACTGGAAGGATTGTTGGAAAAATATGAGCCAGGACGTCCGGAAATGAAGCCGGATGTGATTGCTCAAACGTTGCAGCTTGAGAAAGAACGCGCCAAGATGGCGGAAGATGCAGCGGCTGCTGGAGGTGGCGGTAATATCGTGTTACAACAACCCGGACAACCACCCGTCACATTGAACAACAAACAGGTTGTTGATATTCTTCAAGCATTACAAAACGATGTAGCGTCACGTGATCAAGAAATAGCAAGACTAAAACATGAATATAAGGAACTTCAAGAAAAGAATGAGTCGTTACAAAAGGTGCAGGCGAAAGCGGTAGCTGCGGCCTTGGCGGAGATGACGGCAGCACCAGCACCAGCACCAGCACCAGCACCAGCACCAGCACCAGCACCAGCAGAATCAACGAACCACGACGCCGACGCCGACGCCGACGCCAACGAAACCGAAACCATTTACGTCTAATCCACTAACAATAACAATAACAATAATATCATAACCAATACGACGATGATCGACGACGATGATATTATTTATGCTTTTACAATCTCGACGGAGTTAATCTTCAAACAAAGAAAACTCGTCTTCGATTCATGGATTACAAATTCATGACCCTTATTGTATTCTTCAAATTTATCTTTAAGAATATTCTCGATTTCACCTACTGGAAGTTCATCGTCTTTTGATTTATATTTATTCCGTGAATCATCGCGACTGTCGCCGTGGTCGTCGTCATCTTCGCTATCTCCACCGCGTTTCTTTGATTTCGACGATTTCGACGACTTCGACTGCTCCTCCTTCTCAGGTGGAAGATACTCCCATTCACCGACCGCTTCAATTGTTTGGTTATTTGTTATATAGACGACGGAGTCTGAGTTGAAAACAAGTGCTGAACCTGGAGCATGATCATAATTATCGAGGTCAATTTCTGTAATTAGGTCAAATTCATCAAGGAATTCATTCTTGCGAAGATAACTACGGATGTAGCTAATAATTTCAGGTGTTGGCTTTACAGTATATATTTTGTTTTCCGCCTCGCTGTCGCTTCCGCTGTCGCTACCGCTACCACTGTCGCTACCGCTGTCGCTGTCGTTTCCGCTGCCGCTGCCGCTGTCTTCACTCCCGTTCTCGCGCTTGCTATTGCTCTTGCTCTTGCTCTTGCTCTTGCTGTCGCGATTTTTATCACGTTCGCCTTTCGCGCCAGGAGGATTCACCGAAATACACTCAACTTCGGTATCTAAAACTAAACGATATTTCGAATCAAATGAAATGGACGCACCCATGTTAGTTATTTCTAAATACTAATAACATCTTTTAGGTATTATTCAAACGCATAATCACTCATTCATTCCATTAGGACCGTGTCATAATGATTATCAAGTTCGCATCCACCACATATGCTGTCATCATCCTCGGTTTTTTCCATATATTTGTCTAAATATCGATATATCCGATTCACGTCCAATTTTGTGATTTCATACATTTCTAAAATGCGCGGAATATCCTCTTCTGCGTACTGTTTTTTAAGTGTCATGAAAAATGTGAATAAATCATTCTGGTCCATCGAAAGCTGAATACACAAATTCTGTATAAAAAGTTGATTATTGTATTCGGTACTGTATTTCGTTAAAACCTTTGTAAATCGTACTTCTGTCGGATGAAACCGCGCCTTTTTCGGGAAGGATTTGTGAAACAAATGATGATTGTAGAATGTTTTTATTAGAGATGATAGTTCGTTAAACAACCATATCTGGTTTTGAAATGTGATACGGTCAAAATAATCCGCTTGACAGATGTTGTCTAGAACTATTTTATAAAACGGCGCGCTTACTGAAACAGGCATCTTTTCAAATAAGTCGATGATATTTTCATGCCAAAGCAGTCCGATGGTGGTGCGGTCCGTTTCGTTGATTAAAACATTATGGTCAGAAATCGGATATTCAGTATTCATCAACTTTTCAGTTATCTTTTTGATGTCTTCATTATAGGTCTTCGGCTGAAATATCGCGTGAAGAATATTATTCGCGAGTATCGTGTTTGATTTTTTACTCATCTCCATCACCGCGTTAAGCTTACGCAGATTTCCTTGAACGAATGTGATGATGTTTTTCCGCATGACGGTGTCAATGGCAGGCAACTTCATGTCGATGATGTGTGACATTTGCGCCTGTGTCGGTGTTTTCAGCTCATAGACATAACAGACCTTCATCAGTTCTTTGATTTTCTTGTCGATATGGTAATTCCCAATACAAATAATCGGGTTCATCGTGATTTCTTCTTGCTTCTGTTTCTTCGTCTTTTTAGGACGAATGAGTTTGATGAGAGATGTGATTCCGCCTTTATCGCCGTTGTTCATTCCGTCAAGCTCGTCCATGACTACGACGATTTTTTGGACCTTGCGTTGAAATATGGACATAATGTTCTTATCCGATATATTGTGTTGGGTTATCGATTCGATGATGGATTTGTTTCGAATATCTCCCGCGTCATACTTCACCATATCATAATTGAGTTCTTTTAGTAGGCGAACCACGAATTCTGTTTTACCTGATCCGGGTTCGCCATAAATATAGATGCCTCGCTTGAATGTAAGATCGGACTTGTTTTTCTGAAAAGATGCTAAGAAATCTCGGATATTGTTATAGATAGTCTCGCGACCCAAGAATGTGGTATAATTTTCCATGTGTGATATGTGAATATATTTTTTATGTTTATATGTTATAACGAGCATTATTGAGAGAATGAACGCAATCCAAGAATTATTTGCCCCTCTTGACAAGGATTATTGTCTGTTGTTTTACTGGCTTACCGTTGTTAATTTTATTTTCTTAGCGGTTGCTGCGTTGGGCTTCGTTTCATCACTGGTCCTCTTATTTAGGGGGAAAATCACGTTAATGAGCGGTGTTTATTCGTTCTTGATGATTCTCGTGTATGCTCTCATGTATTTCCAGACACGCTTGTTCTACTCGATGTGTGTCACGAGCAACATGAAGGCGGGAACATATGGCATGGGTGCTCCTTCTGATTCTTTGCCTGCGGTCGCAAAGCAGGCTTCTGGCGCCGCACCCGGTGCTTTCCGTATGTAAATACTGCGTCACAATATGACATAATAATAATTTCGTTATTTTGTCATAGATTGATAGATAAATACGCATCAAGACGACGACGACGACGACGACGACGACGACGACGACGACGACGACGACGACGACGACGACGACGACGATGACGACAATTGATTACGTCAAGCACTTCAACGAACTCGCGCGCGACTTTTGACCATCGACGATGCCTTCCCATGGAATATAACCATCGTCGGTTCCGGTTAATCCTGATGTGGTAAATTTGGCGTCCCTCACTTTTTTGAAATTGTTACAGTTATCATTCTGGTCAGGCGCGAACGACGTATATCCCAAACCATATGTATCGACGCAATTTGTTCCATTGAATTCCATACGGTCAGGGCATTTGGCAATCTCAGGCGGCCACTTCTGTGCGCTCTTTGACTTCAAGAGTAAAATCGCGACGGTTCCTATTGAGATGACAAATGCGATGACTGCGAGCAACAACACCATTTTTTGAATGGATAAATTGAAAAAGTTGCTAAACAGACTCTCGCTTGATGTGGCGGCATTTCCATTGCTTGAACTTCCGAATGCCGACGAACCTGTGTTTTTTGAACTTGAAAGAAAATCCATAACTATATAAAGTAGTGATATAATATCTCTGTATTATACAACAACGTTATTTAGCGTATTCGTATTCGATTCGTATTCTCTTACTTGAATCAAATGAACCGGTTTGATTATCGCACTTTCCCTGAAGAAACATTTATCGGACAACCTAAAAATGGCCGTCTTGATATCCTGACCCCCCCGATTCAAGACCAGTTCGCGCTTTATGATAAAAATCCCGTTCATCAGTGCGTGACTTACCGTGATGCGCTGAACGGTATATGGGAAAACACGCCTCTCTCAAACGCATTTTTTAGTAAGGAAAATATGCAGATTATTCAAAACGGTATTCGCGCAGGAGTGTATCAGCGATCGCGTGGCAAGTATGTCATTGGCGAACAAGACTGTGATACATTGCGAATCATCATGCGCACGATTTTTCTTCAGAATGCTGCCAACGCTCCCACCGATATTCGTGAGCAGATTATCGAGTTAAATGAGTTAGTATTTGAATACTGTGTGCCTCGTATTCATGGTGAAGCAGAAGGTTACATTCAGTATAAGCGTGATGTGAGTAATATGCATACGCCGATGGCTCACCCGAATTTCTCGGATTACAAGCATAAGACGCTAGAGTTGAAGCCGTGGTTCTAGGTTGATCTATATTGGCTCCAAATATTCGGCTTCGCCTCCTTTCAGACAACATGTTAGCAAAGCGAAATAATAATAATAAAAAATGTCATTTATTATTATTTATTCTGTATGATTACACCTGTGTATATGGATTACATTCTTACATAACTGCTTACGCCTTCTTGACCACCATCTTCTTCTTTGCTGGTGCCGCAGCACCGCCACCGCCTCCGGCGGTTTTGCTTGACGTCAGCGCCTCTCCTGCCGCTATCCACTTCTTATATTCCTGTTCCAATTCATCCAAGTCGTTGGTCCATAATGCTTGAATCGTTGTATCCGCGAGTTGCTGATGTTGCGCACGTTTCGCGTCACGCTCTGCGAGAAGGTTCTTTACATTCTCATCCGTCACACTATCCATCGGCATTTTCAGCAGATACTTGAATTCGACGTCGGCATCGATGTGCTCGTAGCCGTGTGCGACCATCTTCGCGTAAATCGCCTCTTTGGTTTGACGACGCAATTCCAGTTTGTCGTCTAGGATTTCTTGGATGTATCGTGCGCGGTTGGTCAGGATCCGCAGTTCATTTGCAAGTTGAGCTAGCATCGCCGCCTTTCTCTTGGCATAAAGCGCGAGGCGTTCGGTGTAATAATCATCGATGATGTCGTAGATGGTCGCGTATTTCCGGAGTTTCTCATGCGCATCGAAGAGATTCATATTCGTCGTGCTTTGCGTCGTGAATAGCGCGAGAAGTTTCTCCAATTTGTTTGTTCCTGCGTCGGCATCGATGACCACGGCTTGAAGTTCTTTCGGTGTATGCGGGTAAGATGGATGAAACGTGACAGTGATATCCACAACGGTATCGGTGGACATGTCGGTGTATTCTTTGAGGATGGGGACGCCGCCGCCCTTGTCGCCTTTGTCTTTATCCGCCACAGCAGGCGCCTCCATCAACTTCTCCAAGAATACTTTGTAATCATCGGTCCATGTTCCAATCGGGAGCTCGGTGATGCGGACTTTACGGTCGGCGATGATTTCATAGGTGCCTTTGATGAGATATTTCGCCGCCACATGGGATGTGGTGGCACCGGAGGTCGCGGAGGCGGAGGCCGGAGCACCAGAGGTCGCTGCCACATGGGATGTTGCGGCACCAGAAGTCGCCGCGATATTCTTAATCGACCCCTTGAATCCTTTGAAGTAGGGCTCGATGACAGGGCGGTCGGCCACAGAAGTCGTTGCGAGCATCGCGCGAACATACGCAATGATTTGAAGCGGGTTGTACTGAAGAACCTCTGTGCTAAATCCTGTTCCGATTCCCTTACTTCCATTTACGAGAATCATCGGAATGGCCGGTGCGTAATACGTCGGCTCCACCATTTGACCGTCGTCGTTGATATACGACAAGATGGCGTCGTCTTCTTGGCGGTATATGAGACGTGTCAGCTTGTTGAGTTGTGTGAAGATGTATCTTTCGCTTGCGGAATCTTGGCCCGCAGCACATCTGGTCCCAAACTGACCATTCGGTTCTAACAAATTAATATTGTTGCTTCCAACGAAGTTCTGCGCCATTCCCACAATCGCCGCATTCAAACTCGCCTCACCATGGTGATACGCGGAATGCTCCGATACATACCCGCTAAACTGCGCAACCTTGATTTCCGTCTTCAGGCCACCCTTCTTGAATGCCGCATACAGAATCTTACGCAACGAAATCTTCAATCCATCCATCAGGTTCGGAATCGAACGCTCATTGTCGTAGATTGAGAAGTGGATGAGGCCTCGGTCGATGAACTCTTCATATGGGATCGTCGGCTTTGACGTATCGAGGAATGCCTCGCGCGAATAATTCGCCAACCACTCCTTTCGATCATCCGCGCGTTTCTTGTTGAATGCCATGTCGAGATGGTCGTCGCTTTCCTTGCCCGTATGGACGAACGCGACCATCTTCTTATGCTCGAAATATTCCTTGAACTCTTTTCCGGTGCTTGTGCCCAAACCTTTATAATATTTCGTCTGCCAACCTGCGGGGACGACCGCATCGGGGAATTGCTTCTTCCATGCTTCAAACTCGCCGTCGTTGTAAAAGAGGAGCTCTTGTGCGCCGCGACGTGCTTTCAGAATCGGCGTATTCATGAATCCGATGAAACCCGGTATCTTCGTGAGCGACGGCCACTCCGTCTGGAAAAGGTTGATACCAAGACCTTGAATATGAGCACCATCTAAATCTTGATCGGTCATGAAGAGCACCTTTCCATAACGCAGCCGCGTGGCAACATCGGCAGGAGTGTATGTCTTTCCCGTTTCAAGACCGAGAATCTGTTTTATTTCCGCAATCTCGCGATTCTCTGAAATACGCTTCGTTGTCTCGCCATGAACGTTGAAAAGCTTACCTTTCATCGGATACACACCGATGTAATTGCGGTCTTCCTTGCTCAACCCGCTGATAATACCGGCTTTGGCTGAATCACCCTCGCAAAGAATAATCGTGCATTGCGCGGATTTGTCAGGCGAACCCGCATAATTTGCGTCGATGAGTTTGGGGATTCCACGGATGGTCTTGGTTTTCGCGCCATCGGTTTTCTTCGCGGCCTTCGTGTCTTTGACCTCGGTGAGCGCACATGCGGCATCCATGACGCCCATTTTCGCGAGCTTCTCGATGAACTCGTCGCTCACTTTGCAACTCGACCCGAAATTCGCGACAGCTGTGCCAAGCTCATCTTTGGTTTGACTAGAGAATGATGGATTCTCGATATCACACCGCAGGAAGAGCATCAGTTGCTCCTTGATGGTATTGGGCTTGACATCGACCTTCTTCTTCTTCTTGATGAGTTCGGCAAGCTTGCGGACAATTTGATTCGTGATGTATTCTACATGCTTTCCGCCGCGTGGAGTGTATATCCCATTCACGAACGAGATGTGTGTGAATTCATCGGTGGTGGTGAGACATACAACATACTCCCAACGAGGGTCGGGATTCTCATAGATGCGTTTCACGCTGCCACCACCACCTTCGCCGCCGCTGCCGCCTTTCGCGCCAATATACAAATCGACATACTGCTGAAAATGACGCACCGGAACAAGCGCGCCGTTGTATTTCACTTTCACAGTCTTGTCAGTGACGGCCGCAATATCGTAGGTGCGTTTTAGGAAAAGCGCGGTCATGTCGGCGGTGAGATTATTACCAGTCAGGCCAAATCGCGCATAATCGGGGCGGAAGCTGACGCGTGTATAAGGCTTGACTTTGGACTTGGTGACGATTGGCGGCGTGATTTCCGAGAGATTGTTCTTGAATTCTTGGACGTATTTTAGTCCGCGGACGTGATCGACTGTTTCCACGCGACCCCACACCGACCAAATGAGGACGAGCTTGAATCCAAACCCGTTCTTCCCGCCAACGATTTTCTCCTTCTTGTTCTCATCGTAGTTCGTAGATGTGCGAAGATGGCCGAAAATCATCTCGGGAATCCATAGTTTATGTTCGGGGTGCTGGGCGACATCAATCCCGTTGCCGTCATTTGTC